TATTGTGACCAACAGAAGTTTTGTCAATGTAACGAGTTTGCATTCTGTCAAATACATAATATTGTACTGAGCAGGGAAGCTCTTTAACAACACCATTGTAAATGAAAAAGTTGCGTTTGCCCATCCAGAAAACATCACCATCAACATTCATCATTGTATGTAAACCAGCAGAACCAGAGTTAGTTGCTAAAAGTCTAAAGCTAAATATAAATGGTGGTCCAACAAACGTCATGCCATAGATAGCTTCGTCTGTAGAGATTATTGTTTCTTCACGAGCAGGAACCATAGCGACTATTTTTGTGCCGACCTGTAATCTTTGATCACCTGCTGTATTAGTAGAAGTTGGTCCAAAGTCTGCGAAGTCTTCTTGATTAGACCAACGAACGAGCATTGGATCTACATCCCCACCACCACCAGCAGCATATGCTTGAGCTCCTCCAGCAATAAAATGCCTATCAGGGAAAGAGACTGTCGAAACTAATGTACTGCTTGGAACACTCAATGCTCCGGAAAGTGAAGAGACTAAAACTGCTCTGTTGTTAACAGTGGCAGATGTATCCCAATAGTAAATACCACCACCACGAACAACTGCTATAAGATCCTCTCCCCAGAGATTTAAAGTCCAGTTAGAATTTGTTAGCTTAATGTCAGAGTCGGCTACAGATCTCGGAGTTCCCCAAGCTCCAACATTCCAACCACCAACACCCCAACCTAATGCTGGGTCTGAGCTTTGTGTCCCTAGTCCATTGTCTATTCCTATAAGATAACCGAATGCAACTGCGTTACCACCACCTGCAGAAACTGTTGAGGTCGCAGCAGTAGGTGAGGTTATTGTATATGTATTTGTTGTAATGGAAGTTATCTGGAAGCCAGCCTTCCTATTTAGCGTTTCAGCATCAATACCACCTGTTTGAGCGGCTCCTGTTATTACAACAAAATCTCCTTCTTTGGCACCATGACCAGCATCTGTTATCGTGATTGTTGTGCTTGTGTCGGTTGTAGCAATTGGGTTTATTAAAATCTGAGTTACAACAGCACCAGTGTCATGCGTTGCAGCTGAGGTGCTATTAGTTCCTCTTGTGCAACCTGTTAAAATTAAACCGCTGATTCCTGTGTAAGTTATAATCTCGCTGTCTATTTTTATAGTTCCAGCAGTTTTAAAACCTTCAACACTTACAAGATCGATCTCAGTTTCGCTGGCATCTAAAGCCTCGTTAGTTGTAGTTGCATCATTAGACTTGTCTCTAAGAGGTGTAATATCGTAAAGGGATTGGTCTTGTATTATGTAAAGGTGATTGTGTGTACCAACAGCAATTCTGTCTTCGCCATCAGTTATTGCTCTCCAATTAACCATTGCCCGAGCAATGCCAGTAATGGTTGTTTCTGTGCTTGTAGTTGTACCAGCTGCATCAACTAAATTTATCTGATCTTTTTCCCAACCACCTATTTTTGTCGGATAGCCATTACGGAAACGCACGAGATCACCATCAACCCAAAATGGACCTTGTTTCCCAGCAGAATATTCTGTTATATCTTTAACAATCCCTGGATTAAATTGTAACAGCTGAAGTGCCATTTATACTTTCACCCATTCGTAAATTTTATTTGTTTCTTTTATTCGATGGTCTAAACCAGTATATCCACCGTTTATTCGTTTTGTTAGTTTTTTAATAACATCATCGCTGACACCTTCGTCGCATATTTTCCAAAGGTTGTTTTTTCTAAAAAACCAAATAGCAGTTTCCATCGCATAATCTTCTTCTAGCAATGTCGGATTGCTTAAAACTTCAGGAACACGCATGTCTGATGCAAATGCTCTGACGTTGTTATATCCTGTTAATTGCAAAAAACCTCTGCCAATATATAAGCTTGCTTTTTCTTTAGTGTCGTTGCCCATTCTGTCGAAATAGACTTTTTCAGCTAGTGCTTTCGGATTCCTAGCGTATGGTTTCGCACTCTCCTCTGTTGGGAATCTGCTTGGCCAAACACGCATCATAGCCTCAACGGAATAATTTAAATTTTCTCTCGTTAATTTAAAAGATGCACTTTCATGAACAATCTGCCCGAGAAGATGAGCACCACGCTCTGGCGAAAGCTCATAGTGTTTTACAATGCCACGAGCTGTGTTTGGTCCAAAAGAACCATCAGCATCACATCCGCATTTAGTTTGTAATAATTTAAGAGCATTGCTCATAGACTAAACCTCGAAAAATTTATCAACCTCGTCAAGAAGATCATCTTTGCTTTTTCTTCTATCCAATTCTATACCTTGTTCTCGCATAAAAAGCTCTAATTCTTTTTTCGTCATGTCGTGGTAATTTTTACTAGCCTCAGGGATTTTTTCTGCAACAACCTCTGTTCCGTTTATTTTTGCTAGAGCTTCTGCTTTTGTCATGCTTGGAGTTGGTAAGCTTTTGCCACCTTTTGCATATCGGAGATTGTAAAGCTCTTCTCCTTTATCGTTCTCCCCAACATGAAACATTTCTATTTCGCTCATTTGGTAAGTCCTTTCTGTTTCTCATAGGTTCTCAAGCCTCCAATGCCGAGCATGCCTAAAAGAACAGTCATTAAACTTCCCATGTCAAACTCAGGCAGAGGTGGTATTGTTGTGCCTGTTAATGTTACAATAAAAATAATCAATGGAGATAATATAAAATGATAAAGCAAAGCGAATCCGCAGATCCAACCAACGAAAGGTCTCCATCCACCTTTAAATAAACTGCCACTTGCAGCTTCTGCTTTGTTGATTTCTAGTTGTGCGAGCAAAGCCTCTTGTGCATGTCGCTCACCCATTGTTGCAATCTCGTGAGCAAGTGCAGCTTTTTGGTCTTTGTCTTCGATAAATTTATCTAGCAATCCTGTAACTGGACCAACTAAAGATGTGATTAAACTCATTTACATTCTCCAGAGCATACTTGCCAGCAAAACGATTATCGTGCCAGCTCCACCAATCAGAATAGCCTCTATCCTTTTTATTCTAAGGATTGTTTCTTTCCAGCGTTCTTCTAATTGAACTTCTACAACGGTCAACCTACGACTCAGCTCCTCTAAGTTCATGATGCTTTTTCAGTTTCCTTTTCGGTAATTTCTTCAGCAGCTTTTTTAAAAGACTCTAGAAGTTCTTTTTGAAAACTATCTGCTGCTCGTTGCACTTGATCTAAATCAGCTCGCAACTTACTAGCTTTAACAGACAAATCTTTTAGCTGTGCGATCAGATACTTTTGTTGATTATTAAGGTCAGCTTCAGCATAACCTTTTCCATCTATATTCAATACATTTTCATCAGTCATTTCACATCTCCTGTGATTCACGGTATGCTTTGTATCCGTTCTTAACATCATCAGTCCATGCTGCATTAGCTATGGCTTGAACACTTGCATCCTCACCAGAGATGTCTGTAGCTGTGTGCGTCCAACTGCCGTCTTCAGCTTTCACTGACTCGAATGGATGTAGAACATGACGGTGGAAGTTGCGGTTAAGTTCTTTTTTAGAACCATCTGCTTGCTCTTCCATTATTTTAGTAGCTTCACGAACTAGGATGCTCCAAGTTGAAACTACTTCAATTTTATCATATTCTGTTTCTTTTGTTATATCGCCTTGTGCCATGTTTACCTCCTTTGGCTTGGACTGTCCGACCCAATGATATGCACTGGGTTATATTGCACTTGTTATATACGTTGCAGTAAGATAAAGCCTGTTTTTATTTGAGCCAGTAGCCATATTCGCAACTGGAACTTGTCTGTAAGATGTTCTATCACCTGTGTTATTTACAAGTACTATATCGTCTGCAGCATTAATCCAACCGCCTAAAGGGAAAAAGTTTAACCAACTATCTTGTGCTGCTACTGAGCCTACAGCCCCAAGGAATGTTCCACCTGCGGCTGGAAATGGCAGACCGTTTATTTGAACATTTCCAGAGGCACTTCCTGCTGTGTAACTGCTAGTTTTAAGAAGTATATTAATGGTGACTACATTACCAATTATTGTGTAAGCCCCTGTTTGACTAGCATAGGCAATAGCACCAAAAGCTGTACCAGTAGCTTCATATGTTGGCGTGAATGTGCCTTCTTCGTACCGATCTAAAATTTGAGAAGTTCCACCAGCTTGTGCAGTTGGACCAGCAAAACGAACTCCATGTCCTGATACGCTTATTATTAGATCACCGTCTAAAATATTTACATCACCATCTGTCTCAAATTCTGTGCCTTTATTTGGGTCGTTATTCGTATAAATACGCAAAGGATGATTTGTGTTCATAGAGAGCTCACCTCTACTAGAATCCCCAAAAGAACCCATAACCATATTTACATCATCACCACCACTTGTGTGGGATTGATTTAAAAGTATTGCTCTTGTATTGTTACCAGTTGCAAGAAGTCTTGCATTAAAAGTTTCAGCACTTTGTATATCGACAAATTGCGAAGGGGAGCTAGTTCCGATTCCTATTCGATCATTAGCTGCATCAACAAATAGCATGTGAGCATTGCCATTGCTCTCAACACGGAAGTCTAAGTCAACAGAAGCTTCATTAAATACTGTTTCAGTAGGAGCAATAAACATTCTTGAACGACCAGTACCTCCTACCATAGTTATAAAATCTATAGAAGCATCTTCAGTACCATCGGAAGCATCTTGTATTTGGCTAAAGATTTGACCATAAAAAACCTTTTCATCAGCATCGTTTTCACCTGTAAAATAAATTAAACCTGTTGCATCATTATCAGCAGGTGAACTTGAATTACGATAAAACTCCATAACTGGACCTGCTGAACTATCTGCATCAGTAGACTGTAAAACTAATTGCGTTGCATTAGAATTATTGGTTATGGTGACAACTTGGTTTGTCGTAGTAATAGTGTCATCAGCAGCATCAATAACAAAAGCATCAGCTTGAGCATCTGTTTTAATACGAAAGTCTATGTTTTGACCATCATCATTAAAAACAGTTTCTGTAGCATTTGAAATCATACGACTTCTGTTACTACCTGCTAACCGTACATCTAATTCAAAAGAACCATCTTCACCACCATCGGTTGGGTCTA